TCAGAAGAGACCGTCGCGCAGCCTGTCAGCGAGATCGTCGCGATCGCGAGGACGGCGAGCCGCCGCTTCCAGCATCCGACGTTGGACGTCATTGGCCTTCTCCATGGTTTCAAGGCGTTCGGTGAGGCGTCCCGCTCGCTCCCCGGAGCGCCGAAGCGAAAGCAGGAACAGGAGCAAGGCGAGGACGATGGCGCCGTAGCGCAGGGCCGCCCGAATCCATGGTCTGGCGGCGATCCCGGTTAGGAGCCCGGCAATCATCGCTGCCCCCGGCGCCAGTCATCGAGCCGGGCATAGATCGTCACCGCGATGCCGCCAAGAGCGACGGCGATGAACACCCAGCGCAACGTGTCGAGATACGGCACGAGCGGCAGGATCGCGGTCTGAGTCTCGGCGAGGACGCTCTGCGCCACCTCTACGCCCGCCGCGCCCAGCGTCGCCACTCCGGCCGCCCCGCCACCCTTCATGGTACGGCTGTCGGCCAGCACTTCGCGTGCAGGCGGAGCTTCTTCGGCGAAGGCAGTCGCTCGAACCGGAAACCGCTCGCCCCACTGCCGTGCGGGGCCGAGGTCGACATGGATGAACCCCGAGCGCGGGTAGAAGCCGAAGCCGAGGAACCCGACCTCGCGCGCCGCAGCCTCAAAGGCCACCGGGTCGTGGTTCGCCATGGCGATGTCGAAGGCGGCGCCGTCGAGGTGCTTCGACCGGGTCGCGCCGCCGACCGCACGATTGTGTTCGGGGCTGCGATAGGCAGACCGCACGATCAGCGGCTTGCCGAGCCGGTCGCGTAGCGCCTGCAGCTTGTCGAGCGCTTCCGGGTGCAGCTTGATCTGCCCCGTGCCACGACAGGCGATTTCGGCGGGCGAGAAGTTCGGCCAGCGCCAGAGGTTCTGCGGAACATCGCGGAAATGGCGGAAGGTGCGAATGGGATCGGACATGGGTGAATTCCTTTGGGAAGGGACGACAAGACCCGCCCGCAGTGACGCGACTGCGGGTTGGCGTGGTTTCCGGGGATGGGGTTATGTCGCGGGACGACCCGGTTGGCGCTCAGCCGCCCGGACCGAAGATCTTGAGCTTCAGCGCGATGCCCGCGAGCAGCGCGAGGATGATGCCGGTGGTGACGAGATGGACCGTGGTCTGTACGGCTGTGCGGCGCACGAAGCGGATGCAGTCGAGCAGCGCGCGCAGGTCGCGGACGTCCATCGCGGCCTCCTCGCCGTCGAGCCCGGCATCCGCGAGCGCGCGCTTGGCACCTTCTTCCGCCGCGCGTGCCAGCAGTTCCTCGAACTCGGCATCGGGCATGCGGACATGGCCCTCACCTGAACGGCGCGGGCTCATGCGGACAGGATCCCGACCTCGTTGGGCAAGGTCATCGCGTCCCAAGGGCTCGCATCGACCGGGTTCACCGCCCAGCTTGAATAGACGGGCTTGGGTGCGAGGTCCGGCACGGTCTCGGGGGCGGCATCGTGGTTGACCCCGCCCATGCGCAGGAAGCCCGCCGTGGCGTCGGGACCAACCGTGCCCGCCTGCGCGATCTGCTTGAGATGCACGCCCGCGATGGCCGAGACCGAGGCGGGCCCGGTCGGGCCAGTCAGAGAGAAGGACATGCGCTGCCCCGCTGCCGTGCTGGCGACGCGGGTGGCGATGTCGCCATCGCGCAGCGCATCGATGCTGCCCACCATCTGGTTGAAGCTGGCGATGGCATTGGGGCTGCGGCGCACGAAACGCCGCCCGATGGTCGAGACCCCGTCGAGGGCCGCGATATGGGCGTAGTACCAGGTGCGGTTCGTGGAAATCCCATGGAGCGCGGTGTTGGCAAAGACCACATGGCGCGGCTTGCCCTTTCCATTCGCGTTCGCGGCGGTGGCCGTTGATTGCAGCACGCCCTCGACATAGAACTCGATGGTGATCTCGGCACCGACCGCCACCCGCACGTCGATCCATTGCGGCTGACCGTTGGGGGCGGTGTAGGAGGAGCTGCCCTGCACGCTGGTGTCGCCAGCCGCGATGGCGTGATAGCGGTTGGTCGTCGTGATCGGCTTGATCTGAGCCAGCAGCACGTTGGTGGCGCTGTAGAATTCCAGAAAGCTCGCCTCGGCGCGGTTGATGCTGTTGGCGTCCGCATTGGGCGGCACATAGCGGAACCCCAGCCAGAGATCGCCCACGGGTTCCGGAACCGAGAAGGAGAAAGGCGCGGAATAGGTGTTGAAGCCGACGTGCCGGATCGCGTTCACGTCGAGCGTCGGGTCGAACCCTCCGGCGGTGGTGTTCAGAAGCCCCGAGATGCCGGCGATGTCGGTGGGCTGATGGCCCAGATGCAGGATGTAACTCATGGCAGTTCCACTTCGATGTAGAGGGCGGATTGGGCGGCGGTGAGGGACGTGCCCCCGCCGTGATCGAGGAAGATCGAGACGCCGCCCGAGGTCAGACGCGTGCCGCCGCCGAGATCAAACCAGGCCTCCAGCTCGCCGACGCTGAGGTCCTTGTCCCAGGCAAGCTCGATGAAGGCATGCGCCTCGAAGACGCGCAGGTCGGGGTGCTCGTAGCCGAGCGGCAGCACCCCGGGCGGCACCGGGTAGCTGAACTGCGAGGGCTGCGAGCGCAGCGTGCCGCCGTCACCAGAATTGCGCCCCTGGACCTGTGGATAGAAGGCCGTGCTCTGTGCCGCCGTCCAGGTTGCGGCCCCACTCACCGGATCGTCGCGCCAGACGCCGTTTCTGCCGATCCAGAGGCGCGCTGTGGCCGGGTCCAGGACGAACATCAGCACGTCGCCCGCGCCGAAGGTGGGCAGGCCAGTCAGGCGCTGCTCGGCCACAGTGTTGTTCGACGACCAGAGGGTGCCGTTGCCGCGATAGCCGATGGAGCCCAGCGTGATCGGGTTGTTGCCGGTATTGAACTCTTCACGCTGCGCCGCCGAGACGACGCCCACGTAGCCGTCGAAATTGGTGGCTCCGCTGGCTGCGCAGAGCACTTCCCAATAGCGCCGCCCGTCCGAGGGCAGGATGGCCTTGGCACTGGGCACCCAGCGCATGTAATTGGTCCCGCCCGAGGTGTTCACGGCGGTCTGGTTGCCATCAGACAGCGTGTAGCCCGGAGGGCGCCGCGTCGCGTCGAGTTGCCAGACAGAGCCGATGTCCACCGGCGGGGCCGTATCGCCACCTTGCGCCAGAATGGCGGCGCGCATCATCAGAAGGCTCATGCGACAGCCCCCGCCAGCGCGCCCTGGATGACCCAGGCATCTGCCCCACGCTTGACGAGTGCCGCGCCCGACCATTGGCCATCGAGGGCGACAGAGCCGCCGGTAACGCCATTGAGCGACACGCCCGGAGCCGCCGCGACGGTTGCGATCCCGGCGCCGACCTGCGTCACGTTGATGAGCGTGCCGATTTCGAAGGGTACGGTCGCCTCGACCGGGATCGTCACCGTGACGGCCGAGGAGCCGGTGGTCTCGAGGATGCTGCCCAGATCGACGGCTTCCAGCGTGTGGCTGGTCGCCGTCAGCGTCCGGATCCGAACGACGCCGGGCCGTGGCACCTCGACCCATGCCCCACCCGTGAAACGGACATGCCGCGCTTCATCCGCGATCCAGACCTTCCAGCCATCTTCGGGGGTCAGGTAGACCCATGCAGCCGCCCCGGCGGGCGACTGGTCCCAGAGGGCAAGCGCGTTGGCATTGGCGCCTGCTGCGGCGGGCACGATGGCGATCTGGCCCGCGGTGCCGGTCCCAGGAAGTGCTGCGGTCCGCGACGTGGCGCGCGCCTGCACGAGGGCAGAGAGGCGGCGCAGGTCTTCACTGAGGCTGGTGCCCCAGTTGCGCTGGCCGGGGTCATAGAAGGCGCGCAGCCCCAGTCCCGGCATGATCCGTTCGGGCATGCTTGGTCTCGCTTGTCGTGAGGATGGTGATGGCGGAGCTCAGGTGCCCCAGAGAAAGCCCCAGCCGCGATCCCAGCCAGCAGCAAAGGGCGCGGTCAGCCGGAACCGGCGGGCATCAAAGTCGGTGAGCCAACTGCCGCCGACCAGACGACGCGACCGCACGGCGAGGTCGATCTCGGCCGTGCGCTCGGGGGCGCCGGTCTCGGGGATGTCCTCCGGCGCCAATGTCCAGCTTGTCCCCATGCCAGCGTCAATCACGATGCCGGGCGGCATGAGCGGTGCGCCCGTGTCGGGGTCGATCCATCGCACCTCGATGGCATAGCCGACTCCCGGCTCCGGCCCGATCGAGGCTGCGGTGTGATCGACGATCACCGGGCTTGTCTGGGTCAGCCGGTCGCGATGGGTCCAGGTCAGCACCAGATCATCGGCGATCAGCGCATCGACATCGGGAGCATAGCTGCCATTGGCCTGCACCCGACCGGGCGGCAGGGGCCGGATGGCGCGCCGGTCGAGCGTCACGCTGTCCTCGGGCGCCAGCGCGAAAGCAAGCGTGCCGCGCCCGGTCTCGGGCAGCAGCCGGATCGCAAGGGTCTCGCCTGCCGCCCAAGAATCCTCGGTGATCCGCGCGCCTTCGTCAAAGAAGATCACCGGCGTATCTGAGGCGTGCGCACGCGGCACGGAATCGAGGCATCCCCGGCCCACGGTGATGGCCGTTGAGGTAATCCCGTCGACGCGCACCAGTTCGCCACCGAGGCTCGCCAGCGTGCCGATGCCGACCTCACCGATGTCGCGCCAGCCGGTGACCGGGAGGACGCGCGCCTCCGGGCTATCGGTCACGTCAGCAGCGAGCAGCGCCGTGGGTGCGAAAACCACGACGCCCTCCTGCGCAGGGCCGGTGCCGGAGTCGATCCAGAGTTCCGCCGCCAGCGCATCGGCGCTGGGGCGCTCGCCCGTGGCAACCAGCGCGCCCGCATCGGGATCGTCCGACAGGATGCGGTCGGCCTCGCTGTGCCCGAGTTCGCGGACGAGCAGCCAGTACGGGGCTTCCTCGACCATGCGCCGGGTGAGTGCGCGCGGCGGCGCGGCGACCCCGGTCCCTGTCGGCATGCGCCCGCCCACGATGGCGGTGGCGCCCAACGCAAAGACGTCCTCGGCGAGCTTCAATCGGATGCCGTTGTCGCGGCCGTCGCCCTGACCGATCTCGGAGATGCGCATGACGACATCGTCGAGCCCGAGGCGGGGCGACCGCAGCCGGATCACGTCGCCGGGCCCGAGATCCGCGCCTTCGCGGTTCACCATGATCTCGCCCGTGAGCAGCGGCACCGAGAGCGCCCGCAGGTCGCGCTCGGCCACCCGGATCGCCAGCCCCTGGTAGCGGATGCCCGGATAGTCGAGCGTGGTGGCGATCACCTCGCCCATGGACTGCACCCGGGCAGTGTCGGTGACAGAGACCGCCCCCGTGTCGTCCGTCCAGGCATCTGTGAAGCGCACGGTCACGCTGTTCACCAGATCCGACGGCACGCGCCGCCCCATGCGTCCCCAGTCCACGACATTCGTCTCGTCGAAGAGTGGCAGCGTTGCGGCCGTGTAGTCGGCCCGGATGAGCCGCAATTCCCAGAGCCCCGTGCGCCGGTCGATGAAGAGCGTCGCGTCGATATGGTCGAGAACGCTGCCGATGAACTCCTCGAGGGAGCTGTCCTGCTGCCAGATCAACGAGAGGCCGAAGCCTTCGGTGTAGAGCGTGTCCGCGGCGACAGTGAAGCTGGCCCCGATTTCGACGGTCGAATAGCCCAGACCCAAGTCGCGGTTCGTCAGGCACTCCCGGATGATATGGGCCGGGTTCATGTCCGGGCCGTTGCCGAAGGCGCCGCGCAGGGAGGCGACCAGCGCCTGCGGGTTGCCTGGCGGGATGACCGGCACGCCATCCACCGGCGTGTTGTCGATGCGCGCGGTATAGGTCGTGTTGGCCAGCGCGATGTTGAAGCCGAAGATGTCGGCCGGCGGCAGGGTGCGGATGATCGCCAGCGCCGCATCGACGGAGGAGACCGGCGATGGCTCGCCATCGGTCACGAAGATGACGATCCGTCGCTTAGACCCGCCGCCCGCGAAGAACGCCCCTGCCTGCGAAAAGGCTGCATCGAAGCTGGTCCCGCCCGAGGTGCTGTTCGAGAGCGCCAGCATCCAGGCCTCGAGCGCGGCATAGTCGTCCGGGCCCATCTCGCGACGCTCGATCGATCCTGCAACGCCCGCGTTCCAGAGAACGATGCGGATGTCGTTCGGGCGGTCGGGATCGACGCTGGCCCCGATCTCGTGGATCAGCGCCGCAACGCCCGCCTTCTGCGCCGCCATGCGCGTGCCCGACATCGAACCCGAGACGTCCAGCGCAATGTAGATCGCGGCATCCGAGATATTGGCCTCGGGCACGATGGCGGCCTTCTCGGGGTACCATTGCGCTGCACCCGCTTCGCCCGTCAGCACGCGGGTCACGCGCACCGCCCAAGGCTTCAGGTACGGGTTGATGCCGAGATAGACCTGTCGCAGCACGAGGCTGCAGAGTCCGCGATAGCCGGGCACGTCGCCATTCATGGCTGCTGCGAGGTAATCGTTCTGCCCTTGGGCTGGCCCGCCCATCAGCACATCGACATCGCCGCGAATGCCCCCCTCGCGGCTCTCGCCGCCGAAGAGGTCGGGCTTGTCGATACGGATACGCCCGCCACCGGCACCTGTGTTGCTGGCGGCGGTGGTCGCCTCGAACACCTCGACCGCTTGCGTGGGGAAGCTCAGCGCCTCGGGCAGCACGGACCAGGCGGTCACATTGGTGGCGGCGTTGAAGGTAACACCGCGCAGCGTGATCGTCTGGCTCGTGCCATTCGCCAATTGCAGTCGGTAGTCCCGGCCGATGCGCACCCCGGCGCGCGTCCCCGGAAAGGTGATCGTGGCGCCCGTGTCGCCCGCCAGCGCCGCAAGTGCCGCCATGCCCCCGACCGTGCCGATCCGCGTCTCGACTGCCGCGCCCCCGCCCGAGACGCCGCCGCCGGTGGTGACGGACCAGGCGGTGCGACGGTCGACGAGGATCTCGCGGATGGCATCGATCGGCCCGTGGCAGAGCGCCAGATGCATGCCCAGCGAGTAGCGGAAGCCAACGGTTTGCGCCTTGCTACGCCCGCCCATCGCATGCCTCCCGCTGCTCAGCGATCGTGATCACCGGCTCCACCAGCGCATCCCCGGTCGCGCGCAGCCGGTCGGCTTCGATGCCGCTGTCGAGAAACGCCTGCCAGTCGAACCCGTGGCGGCGGAACCATGGCCGCACGCCTGCGAGGCAATAGCGGGCATCGCGCAGGTCCTGGATCGTCACGCGGGTCACTTCTTGCCACCTTTCTTCTTGATCGGGTCCACCTTCAGGTCGCCTGCCCAGACCACGTTCGGCCCCGTGATCAGTACCGTCCCGAACACCACCGGGATCGGCCGCCCTTCCTCGGCGGTGGGCAGCGAGAAATCGTCCAGCCCCGCCGCCTGGGGCTTCTCGACCTTGGGGCGCGGGCTCAGCGCATAGGAAATCGCCGAGAGCACCAGCCCGAGGACGAGCCGTGCAATGAAGGTCCAGACCATGTGGCGTTCTCAGACGATGGAGCCGCCGCCGAAGGGATTGCGGCCGGGGATCTCGGGGAAGCCCCCGAAGTTGGCGAGGTTGCCGAACTTCGCGGCGCAGGTGGCGGCGCGCAGATCGCAGCCCGGGGCGATGTCGACGAGGACCGGGATCGCTGTGCCGGTCTCCGGGTCGATCTCCGGGGTGGCCAGCGCCGCCGCCAGTTCAGGCATCGGGCGCGACAGCGTGAGGATGTCCCCGGCATGGCCGGTGATGAATCCAAGCTGCGCGCCGAACCTGAGCACACCGCCCCGGTACCAGCCGGCGGGCTCGGCCGCCGCCTCGGGGGTCGTCAGACTCGAGGCATTGCCGGATACGGCCGTCACCGTGCCGGTCAGCCAATAGAGCGCGATGTCGAGCCCGCAGCCGCGCCCGTAGAGCGCGTGTCGACACAGCCGCTGGTACTTCGCCCGTACCCCCGCCCGGCGCAGCGTGCTGAAGATCGACTCCGCCTGCAGAAGGATGCGCTGCCCCTCGACCTCCGTCCCCACCACGCGGCCCTTCCAATGCGCGACGGTCTCGCCCAGCACCTGTTCGTGACCACGGAAGATCGTCAGCGTCACGGGCGTGTTGCCCAAAGGGGCCAGAAACCGCCGGGCGAAGGGATGCGACAAGGGCCAGGTCAGTTCCAACCGCCCGCGCTCGATCTCGCTCGTCTGCACCACATCGCCATGGGCGACGGCGGCGGGCTCCCAGGTGATCGTATCCCCGCCGCTGCCCGCGCTGGTCCAGGCAGTGGCGCGGCTGGTGAAACGCCAGACCTGATCGCCTTCCACGAACTGGTAGAGGAAATAGGGTCGGCCCTCGGCGACCGAGGCTTCGATGCTGGCATAGGTCATGCGGGCACCTCGACGACAGGCAGCGTGACCTCGCTCGCCACAGCGCCATGCTGGATCTCGACGCGGTCGGCATCCGCGCGCATCGAGGTAAGGAAATGCATCCTCGTCGCGAGCGAAACCGGCTCGCCAAGGTTCGAGGACAGCGTCAGCCGGTGATCCGCGCCCTCGGCGATGGCGGTCGTGATCGTCCGGAAGCGCAGCGCGGTCGGCATTTCCAGCAGGATCGCGCGGCCGACATAGGCCTGGAGCGACGCGACCGGCGCCACGCGCATCAGCGTGGATCCAGAGGTCATGGCTGCGCGCAACTGCAGCTCGCGCCCCCATGTCGGCAGCCAGAAGCTGGCCTGCCGCCCGCGAAGCGACCAGAGCCAGCACCGCAGGGCGTGACGCGCGGCGGGGCCCTGCGCCTTCAGCGTGATCGTCTCCCCTCGCTCGATGATATCTCTCACCGGCTCGGCCACAACCGGGCCGAAACCGTTGTCGACGTATTCCACAGCCCGGCGCAGGCTGGCGCTGAGCGGGCGGCGCACAAGGCTCGGGTCGGTCTGGACCGGGCGGCCGAGATAGGTCGGCAGCACCAGTGCGGTGATGTCCGCCGCCTCGCGCAGCAGGAAGCTGGCGTTGACCGTGCCATCTCCCTGCCTGCGGCGAGTGATCTCGACGGCTGAGGTCAGCACGCCTGCGCGGATCGGCGCGACCGTGATGCGCGGCGCGGCCACCGCTGGACTGGGCAGTTGCAGCCCCAGAGGCTCCGCCAGGATCAGCCGGTCGGCCAGAACGCTGGCGATGGACACGGCCGCCGCCTCACGGCCATCGACCGTGATCGCTACCAGTTCCCCGCTGCGAAAATCCGAGAGCCCCGTGTCGAGCAGGATCTCGGTCGCGCCTTGCACCAGGTCCGCCACTGGCAGCAGCGCCATGTGCCAGAGCGGCACATACCAGTCTCCGGCAAACCCGCCGCGGGCGAGTTCCGCAGCGCGCGCCATCCCCAGCGCGTCGAGCCTGTGCCGAAAGGTGACGATCTCGCGCGGCCGGGGTCGGAGCGCGATGCGCTGTTCGCCCGCGCGTGATGTCAGCACGTCGGTGCGCCATTCCAGAACCTCCGTGATCTCCTGCGCCGCCGGGAACGACCAGAACAGCAGCGGCAGTGGGCCTCCAACCTCAGGCATTCAGCGCACTCCGGTTGCGGCGGATGACGTTCAGGATGGCCCGCTCACCCGAGGGCGTGGCGAGGTAGTCGCCGACCACGGACGGGTCGAGCACGTTGATGATGCGCGTCGACATGTCCTGCGCCGGTTGGGAGGGTGCGCTGTTCATCTCGACCCCGAGCCGTCCGTCGCGCCCCCGCCGCAGCGGCAGGATCGCCTCGGGACCGGCCTCGCCCATCAGCCCGATGCCTCGGGAGAAGGGAAACACCGTCGGCCGGTTCACGACGCCGCCGCGCGCGAAAGCCGTCAGTTCGTGACCACCTCCAAATGCGCCGCCCCTGGCGAAGCCGAAGAGGCTCGCGAAGAACCCGCCCCCGCCGCCCATGCCCGAGAAGGCCCGCATCAGCGCGTTCTCGATCGGCTTGAACGCCAGCTCGATCAGCCGGTTCGCGAGGTTCTGCGCGATACGCGAGATGGCGCTGGCAAAGGTCTCCCAGGTGAACTCACCCGACTGGAGCGCCTCCTTGATCGGGCCGACGATATCCTGCGCCAAGCCTTGGGCAATCTCGCGCGAGCGTTCCTGTGCCGCGCGCACTGCCTCGGCTGTGGCCTCCCAGGCGCCCCGCGCCGTATCGGCCGCCTCGCGCAGCGCCTGACCCGCGCCGCGACCAGCCCCGCCCGCACGGCCAGCGGCCTCGCCTGTGGCCTCGAGCGACTCTCCCAGCCCCTCGGCGGCCGTGCGCGCGCCGTTCAGCGCAGCCTCCGCGTCCAGACCGCTGCCCGTCACCGCTTCGCGTAGGGCGGCAATGGACTCGAGCGGTGCTGTCGCCGCTTCCGCAACACCGGCCATCGTTGCGCGCAGGGCCTCGGCCTGACCGCGCGCTTCCTCGGCGTAAGCGCCCAGCCCGAGGTCCGGCATCGTGATCGGCTCGGCATTGAAAGCCGCCTGAAACGCCGCGCGCGCCTCGGTGCCGGCCTCAGCCGCCGACCCCGCGAATGGGTTCTCGATCCGGCCCAGTTCCAGATTGCCGATCAGCGAAATCCGCCGCTCGATCCCCAGCGCCTCGAGCCCGCCATTGATCCCCTCGAGGAAACCGTTGATCCGCTGCCCGACGCCATTCAGCATGGCCTCGACACCCGCGATCAGAGCGTTCGCAGCCTGGAACACAAAATCCCCGATCGCTGCGGGCAGCGCACCCCAGAGAACCTTGATCGCCTCAAACGCCCCCTGGAAGGTGTTCAGCGCCCCGTTCCCGAAACCGACCACGGCTTGCAGCGAGGTCTGCAGCGCCTCGGCGATGGTGGCCTTGATATCGGCCCAATTCGCCATGATCGCGAGGCCCATGGCGACGGCACCAAGCTTCATGCGCTCCCAGACCTCGCGGGCAAGATCGCCCAGCAGCGAGAGCGCGTTGCCAAACCCGCCCGCGCCGCGCACCAGCTGCCCGAACCAGTATATCAGCTCGCCCGCACCCACGATCAGAGCCCCGATCCCGGTGCGGATGATCGCTCCGCGCAAGAGCGTCAGCGCGCCCGCGAGGCTGATCGTGGCGACCTGCGCTGCAATGAACCCCGCAACCCAGCGCGCGGCCATGAAGCCTGCGAAGGCGATGCCGATGGCCGCCAGCCGCTCCATGTTGTCGGCGAGCCCAATCAGTGCCGCGGCCACCGTCTCGGACGCGCCGACCATCTGGTCCCAGGTGCCGACCAGTTGCAGCGCGGCGTTGCCGATCAGCGTGAAGGCATCGCCGATGGTGGCTGGCATGCTGTCGGCTTCTTCGCGCAGCAGTTCGAGATTGCCGATCAGCGCCGTGCGGATCACCTCGCCAGTGATCCCGCCCTCCTGGCCAAGCCTGCGCAGGCCGGAGACAGTGGTGCCAAGCTCGGCCGCCAGAAGTTCCGCGAGCCGCCCGCCGTTCTGGATCACGGTGTTGAGGTTGTCCCCGCTGAGCGTACCCAGCGCCATGGCTCGCGAGAGCGCCGTCTGCACCGAGGCCGCGCGTTCGGCACGCGCGCCGGACACCACCATGGCGTTGTTCAGCGCCTCCGTGAAATCCAGCGACTCCGCCGTGGTCAGCCCCAGTTCGCGCAGCGCCGTGGCATTGGCGAGCCAGGACTCCGTGGTCTGGCCGAGGCTGGAATAGGTCCGCCGCGCCATGGCGGCGAGCCGCTCCATGACGGCCGCCCCCGCCTCCTGGCTGCCGGTCGCGAGATCGACACGCGAGCGGAGGTCGGTCCATTGGTCGGCATAGGCCACGAGCTGCCGCGTGCTGATCGCGGCGCCGAGGATCCCCATGACGCGGCGCACCACGGCGCCGGTGATGTCGGCCTGCCGCTCGATCCGCTTGAAATTGCGCTCGCCCGCATCGCCGATCCCCTGGAATTCGGCCTTCACCTGCCTGCCGCCCTCGGCGACGAGGCGGACGGAAACGCGCTTCTGGGCCATGGATCAGACTTTCTGACGAGCGGGACTTGGCATGCGGGGCGGGTTCATCAACCGCGGGACAGAGACGCTCGGTCATCAGCCGTGCTCTGTTCATTGACCTTGCGGACCATCACGGCCTCGATCACCGGCAGGCATTCGGCCGCGATGAGCGGGTCGCCCCCGAGCGCCTGCGCCATGGCCAGCGCTGCAGTCATGTCCCAGCCGATGACTGTGGAAGCGTCCGGGCCGGTGGCGACACGCAACTGCCCCATCAGGCGCTGCGCCAGATCCCAGACCTGCCAGCCTTCCAGAGTTTCTGGCTGGTTCAACCGCGCCGGGCAATCCGGGCACGGGCCCCCGTTGCTTTCGCAGGGCGTGCAGGCTTGGCAGTAGCGATCGCCCCCGCCGAGCCACCACTCGGCGAGGGCGCAGAGACGTTTTTTTCCTGCTCGAGGAGCAGCCATTTGGCGACATAGGCGGACTGGAAGGCGTCGAAGGCCGGCCAGATGTCGAGGAGTGCGTCGATGCCCTCGGGCGTCACCGGGACCGGGTTGCCCTCGGCATCGCCGACACCCTCCCAATCCAGCACCGCGCGCCGCGCCACGGCCTTGGCCATGATCATCGCCAGTTCCTCGGGCCCGGCCTCGGGCGGCAGTGCCTGGATCGCGGCATCGCTGCGGGCGGAGACCATCAGGGCGGTCGTCAGCGGGCGAAGCTGCAGCCGCACGCCCGGCAACAGGTCGAGCCAGCGCGGCGCATTCGTCAGATCGAGTGTCAGCATCAGTAGGTCTCCCGTTCGTTCACCAGCGTGATCGTGCACATGCGGCCCGTCACCGTGTCCTTCGCCGCCTGCCAGTCGAAGCTGGCCTGCACGCCCTGCGGTCCGGAAATCTCGATGCGCGGGCGCGGCAGGTAGACGGCATGGGCCACCAGAGTCAGGCTTTCGCCCGAGGTCAGCACGTAGGCGAAGGTCATCTCACAGGGCTCGCCATTGATCGCCTGGTTGACCAGGAGCTGATCTGCAAAGCGCACCTCGATCCGGCCGGTGAGCGCAGCCATGCCCGGGTCCGCGCCATCGATGCGGCCATCCGAGCGGATCGTCTCGATCCGGTCGAGCGTGTTGGCATAGGTGATCTCGGCCGAGACGATGTTGCCAAGCGGCTGGCCATTGCGGGTGATCGCGCCGTTGAAATGGCCGAAGCGCTGCAGGTCGATCTCGGCCAACGTGCCTGCGGCGGAGGTCGTGGCGATGGCCTCGCCTTGGGCCACGAGGCTCGCGGTCGCGGTCAGCAGGCCCGAGCGCTGCATCTGCCACGACAGCGTATCGAGCATGCAACCTGAATACATCGCGAAGCGCGGCACCTCCGGCATGCCAGTCTCGATGGACATCGACGGCAGCACCCAGCCGCCCGAGCGGAACTCGTGACTGTAGGGCGCCACCGTGCCTGTAGTGATCGGCTGGCCGAAGGCCGCCTTCAGCCAGAAGCCGAAGGCCTCCGCATCGATCGGCACGACGACATTGCCGTCGGCCGTCAGCGCGTCCTTGATTGGCGCAAGCGGATCGCGGCCGTAGCCGAGCAACTCGCTGTTCAGGAGCGGCTGCTCCGCCCCCAGCGTCGCGCTGGCGAATGGCATTCGTGTGAAGCCGCCGACAGGCGGCGTGCCATAGGTCGTCTCGAACGCAAGCGCCATCTGCGCCCGCGCCCCCTGGGCTCGTGCCATGGTGTTCTCCTCGGGTTGTCGGGATCAGCCGAGCGGATCGGCCGTGGAATAGTGCAGGATCACCGGGATCATGGCGGCCTTCAGGCTGGCTGCGCCCTCGACCGGCAGATCGACCGAGCGCGGGGCTTCCGCTTCGACCCAATCGCAGAGCCCGCCCAGTGTGCGGTCGGCGGCCAGTGCGGTGCCGATGCTGGCGGTCAGCGTGTCGAAAGCGGTGTCACGGTCGGCGCCTTGGACCATCGCCTCGATCTCGGCGCGGTGCTGGTAGTGGTAGGCGAGCGGCGAGAGCGTCACCTCGGGCTCTCCCGGCTCACCGTCGCGCAGGATCAGGAGCCCTTCTGCCGGCACGCGTTCGGGCAACACCTCGCCGCGCAGGGCGGTGGCGGGCAGCGCCGAGAGCCGCGCATGCAGCGCGGCGAGGATGGTTTCGCGAGTTGTCATCGATCGGCCGGGTTGGAAATTGCATCGAGAACCGGACAGTCTGGAACGTCGGCGCCCGAACACCTGGATGCGGTTGCCGCGAGGACGGCTTCGATCCGCCTCAGATCCGCGATCCTGGCGCGAACGTCGGCAAGGTGGCGCTCGGTCCGGTCCCTGACCTCGGCGCAGGTCGGCGCAGCGCCGTCCTCCAGCCCTATGAGGCCCCGGATATCCTCCATCGGGAACCCGAGTTCCCGGGCGCGGAGGATGAAGCGCAGGCGCCGGACATGGATCGCCGAATAGATGCGGTATCCGGCGCCGGTCCGTGGCGGGTCGGGCAGAAGGCCGGTCTTTTCGTAATAGCGGATCGTCTCGATGTTGCAGCCGGTCGCTCGGGCCAGGTCGCCGCGCGTGAAGCCGCTCTCGCGCTCGTGATCGGTCATGGGCAGATTCCCTCTTGAGCCTGTAGTTGCTACAGACCTTACACCCATCGTCAATCGCAGACGAGAGGTGCACGATATGGCGCTGACAGACGACAGAACGGATAGTGCGGGCGCGGATCGCCCGGCCCGCAGGGGCTGGCTGGCGGCGGGCGGGGTGCTGGGCGCAATCCTTGCCTCGGCCTGCTGCATCGGGCCGCTGGTGCTGCTGACGCTGGGCATCTCCGGCGCCTGGATCGGCAACCTGACCGCGCTGGAACCCTACAAGCCCATCTTCGCCGTGATCGCGTTCGGCTTCATCGGCGCGGGCTTCCGGCAGGTCTATTTCCGAAAACCGGTGGTCTGCGAGCCCGGCTCCTACTGCGCAAGCCCCGCCTCGACGCGGATCACCAAGGCCGCTCTCTGGGCCGCCCTCATCCTCGTTCTTGCCGCGCTCACCATCGGCTGGTGGGCCCCGCTTCTCTACTGACCCGAAAGGAAACGGCCATGAAGAAGTTCCTCGCTGCCGCCTTGTTCGGTGCGCTCTCCGGTCTGACCGCTGTTGCGCCGATCACGGCCGCTCCTGCCACGGCGCAGACCGTCGCCGCCGAGCAGATTGTCGTTTTCGCGGTCGACAACATGACTTGCGCTCTCTGCCCGATCACCGTGAAGCGCGCCATGGAGGGCGTCGCGGGCGTCCGCAGCGTCGAGATCGACTTCAACGCCCGCACCGCCACGGTGATCTTCGATCCCGCCGCGACCAGCGCCGAGGTAATCGCGACCGCTTCGGCCAACGCGGGCTACCCGGCGCGCGTTTCGGGCTGAACCGATACCTGCTCAAGAAGATGGATGACAGGATGAAAGACGACTGCTGCGCGCCCCTGCGCGACTTCGATCTCGCCGTGATCGGCGCTGGGTCGGCCGGGTTCTCGGCCGCGATCACCGCCGCCGACGGGGGCAAGCGCGTGGCCCTGATCGGCCATGGCACCATCGGCGGCACCTGCGTGAACGTCGGCTGCGTGCCCTCGAAGACGATGATACGTGCTGCAGAGGCGCTGCATAGCGCCCGCGCGGCATCCCGGTTCCCGGGGCTGAGGGGGGAGGCGCAGGTTGCCGATTGGTCGGCTCTGGTCGCGGCCAAGGACGATCTTGTCGCGACGCTGCGGCAGAAGAAATACGCAGACCTGCTGCCGGGCTATGACAGCGTGACCTATATCGACGAGGGTCCGGCGCGGCTCGTCGAGGGCGGGGTCGAGGTTGGTGGGCGCAGGATCACGGCGCCCAGGATCATTGTCGCCACCGGCGGGCGGCCCGCCGTGCCGGCCATTGCCGGAATCGACGCGATACCGACGCTCGACAGCACTCGGTTGCTCGACCTGGAGCTCCTTCCCGAAAGCGTGATCTTCCTCGGCGGCGGCTATATCGGCGTGGAGCTTGCGCAGATGATGGCGCGGTTGGGGGTGCGCGTCACCATCCTGTGCCGTTCGCGCCTCCTGCCGCAGGCCGAACCGGAGGTGTCCGAAGCCCTTGCCGGGATCCTGCGCGCCGAGGGTGTCACGATTCTCGATCGCGTGACCTATGGCGCCGCGCGGCGCGACGGGGACGGCGGGGTGCTGAGCGTGACGCAGGACGGGGCCGCCCGCGACCTGCGGGCCGACCACCTCGTCCTGACGACGGGGCGGGTGCCCAACACCGAGGGGCTGGATCTGGCCGGGATGGGCATCGAGACCGACCGTCGCGGGTCCATCGTCGTCGGACCTGACATGGCTACCACGCGGCCCGGCGTTTATGCCGCCGGCGACGTCACCGACCGCGACCAGTTCGTCTATATGGCCGCCTATGGAGCGAAAATCGCGGTGATGAATGCGCTCGGGCTGGGATCGATGCGTTACGACAACGCCGCGATGCCCTGGGTGGTGTTCACCGACCCGCAAGTGGCGGGGGTGGGCCTGACCGAGGCGCAGGCCCGCGCGGCGGGCCACGAGGTCAAGACCAGCGTGCTTGCGCTCGAGAACGTGCCCCGCGCGCTTGCCGCCCGCGATACGCGGGGTCTGATCAAGTTGGTTGCGGATGCCGGGACCGACCGCTTGCTGGGCGGCGTGATCCTGGCACCGGAGGGGGCCGACAGCATCCAGACGCTGGTGATGGCGCTGAAGGCCGGCATGACGACCCGGGCGCTCGGCGAGACGATCTTCCCCTACCTCACCACGGTCGAGGGCCTGAAACTCGCCGCGCAGACCTTCGACATGGACGTGGCAAAGCTGTCGTGCTGCGCCGGGTGAGGCGAGCCGTCGATCTCGGACATGCCGGGGCACAAGACGCGCCGAGGTGATCACCACTTCCCCTCCGCCCAATTCGCCACGATCAGCCCCGGCACGATGTCCAACGCCCGGTCTGCATCCCGCGCCAAGTCCAGCCGCTTCGGCAGCTTCACCTGCGGTACCAGCAGGAAGATCGGCGCGGTGAGCTTTCCGCGCCCGGTCTTCGAGCGCGACACCACTGCCTGGCCCTTCGTGTTCAGCCGTCCTTCTGCCACCAGCAGGCTCGGACCCGTCCGGCGATAGACGAAGCGCAGGCGCAGGCCACGGCGGCGCTCCCATTCGCCGGGCGTGATCCGGCCACCGCGCAGTGACCTGCCTGCGGCTGGCAGCGGAATCGCCAGCCAGAACCCATTCTTCGAGCGGATCAGCGGGCCGGTGTCATGCGCGCCGACGATGACCGGGGCCTTCGACCAGACCAGCGCCGCGGCTTCCAGGCTTTCGCCCGACTTCGGAAAGTTCTGGCTTCGGATCGAGTTGGCAAGCCGGGGCCCAAGCCCCGCGCCGGTGATCTGCAGCCGCCAGGCGGCCTTCAGCCCGGTCCCGGCCTCGCGCATGGCGGCCGTGACGGCGCGTTCGCCCGCGGCGACCTCGGCCGCCATCATCGCGACGATGTCTGGATCGATGTCGAGCTTCAGCTTCATCACGGTCACGCTGGGCGCAGATCGACGGTCCAGACCAGCCGCTCGCGATCACGGACGGGCTCGCCCTGGATGAGGAATGCCTCGCCGTCGATTTCGATGCGGTCGCCGGGGCGCGGCGATTGCACCTCCGCCGCGCGCAGGTCTATGCGGGTGGTTTCCGACCAGAGCCGCGCGTCGCCGAAGTCGGTAACCGCGTCAGCGCGCCGGGCGACGGCACGCACCAGCAAGGGCGCGCCGCCGTCGGAGGTGTAGACCGCGTCTCGCCCGATGTTGGGATCCGCGAACAGCGCATCAACGACGGAGGCAAACGCGGTCATCAGAAGCTCGCGTTCAGGCGTACACGGCCGATCAGGTCACCCGCGCCGCCAGCAACAGCTTCGGTCGCCACACCGATGAGCGTGTTCGCTGTGGCGGTCTTGGTGGCTTCCTTATTGGTGTTGTCCCAATAGACCTTGTCGCCGGTGGACCAGGCCTGACTTGCGACCTTCTTCAGGTCGAAGATGCCGACAAGGGCTGTTTCGACTGTTTCGGCATTGGCGGCATCCCCTGCGGCCACGCCGAAGATGGAGCCAACGAGCAGGCCATCGCCCGAGGCGACGGCATAGGGGGCGGTCAGGGTGATGGTGTTGCCGGGCTGGACGAAGTTTTTCATGGGGAGGATCCTTTTGGAACGACGAAGGGCGGCCCATCAGGACCGCCCGCGTTTCAGTGTTCAGGATGGGTGCGTTACGCGCCCGGGTTCTTGTAGAGGCCGCGCCAGTCGATGGCCTTCGCGCCGAAGTCGAGGCGGCACTTGATCTCGACGCCGTCGACGTCGAAGCCGTTGCGCGTCTCGATGTAGGCGCCCTGCTGGCCCTCGAGATAGGCGTACTCGATGGTGTCGATCTGGTTCGGGCTGGCCGCCAGGTACCAGGCGGTCTCGCTGGCAGCGTCGAGGCGCGGCTCGCTGATCGGCGCGAGCGTGCGGATCGACTGCGGCACGACGCTGGACGTCGCGGCTGGCACGAGGTTCTGGGCGACAAGCTGCTCGGCCTTCAGTTCCAGCGAGGCGGGCACGATCAGGAAGGCGGGGCGGACGTTCAGCACCGTCTTCTTGTCGAGACCGGTCTGCTTGGCCATGGCGGCGCGCGCCGCGCCGACGCTGCTCACATCGAGCGCCGCACCGGTGCCCGCGAGGTTCTTGTGGGTGGTGTGGAACAGCGCGTTGCCGTCGGCCATCGCCGGGTTGGCGGTGATGATGCCCCAGACCACGTCCGACTCCAGCTGCGCGATGGAGTTGCCGTACATGGCCGGGATGCGGGTGAAGGCGTCGAGATCGTCGTTGATCAGCGTCTGACGGGTGATCGCGACCACCCGGCCATAGGTCTTGACCTTGTAGCTCTCCTTGCTCTCGCCCAGCGTGCCGCGCTTGAACTCGCCGCTTTCGCCGACCTCGAGCAGTTGCGGCGCCTCGCCGAGCTGGACCCGGTGCATGGCCTTGAAGTCGGTGGCGAGCACCTGGCGGCAGAACAGCATGAAGGTGCGGGGATAGGCCTCGTAGGCCTGCCGGAGGGTCTTGTTGGTGACCGCCGACAGGATCTCGGGGAAGTCCGAGGTCGAGTGCAGCGCCCGCGTCGCCACCTCGTCGCGCGACAGGCCGCGCGTGTTGACCCCGGCATTGCCGAGGCTTTCGCGGGCCAGTTCCAGCAGCGTCATGCCGCGATACTGGCGGGCGGCGTCCTCCAGCTGGAACAGCGTCGGGCTGTAGCGGTGCAGCAGCGCGTTCGCCACTGCATCGCGCCGGGTGATGCGCTCGTCCCGGCCGCCAAGCGGAACGGAGACGTGCGGGAAGGTCCGGGTCTCGTCAGATTTCGCGGCGACCTGATCGAGGATCAGGCGGCGGGACTCGTCCACGCTGACGCCGCGCTTGACCAGGTCCTCGGCAAAGCCGCGCTCGAGGTTCAGCCGTCCGGCCAGATCGTAGATGGTGGAGACGCGGTCGCGCTCGGCCTCGCGGGCGCGGGTCGCGACAGCCTCGGTGTCGGGCGCGGGCGTTGCCTGCGTCTTCGGCTGCGCGCGCGTCTCGCTGGCCGCGACCTTCGGGTCGGGCGCAGCCGGTTTCGGCTCGGTCATGGTGGTGTCCTCGGTTTCGACCGGCTCGGTCGGCTGGGTGGTGGCGGGGGTCGCGGCGTCGAGCGCCGGGGTTTCGGTCTTATCCGTCATCGGGATCGGTCCTTTCGTGGTGGAAGGGGCGTCCCGGCGGTGGAGGACGCAGTCGTGAAGGGGATGCTGGGCGCGGAAGCCCGCGGCGGGGTCAGCCCCTACCGCGACGGCGGAGACCTCGAACGGGGTCCAGTCCACCGCGCGCCAGAGTTCGCGGGCGGCCTCGGGTTTCGAGACCTCGAAGCGGTGGACCTGGTAACCGATCGAGACCGCACGGATGTGGCCCGCCTGGATGTCGCGCCAGATCGGGTCGACATCGGCGCGCTCGCTGATCCGCACGAGCGCGATGCCGCGGCCGTTCTCGATCCGGGCCGAGCCCGGCACGACCGAGCCGATCACCGCGTCGAGCGTGTCGAGCTCGTGCACCTTCAGGAACGGCGCCCCCGCGTTCAGCCGGTCGAGCCGAACATGGGACGGGTCGAGGCTGAGCTCCTCGTCATAGGGCTCGCCGAAGAAGGTCGCGCGGCGGACGCGCGCGCCTGCCGACCAGACCACCTCGACGGTGCGGCTGTCGGCGTCGGCCGTGTTCGGCGCAAGCTCCGCCGACCGGCGCATGGCCGGCAGTTCGATCATCGTGTCCATGGGGTCAGTCCTGTTGGTCGGCCTGTGCCGGATCGGTTTCATCCGCTTCGGCGGTGGTGTCGTCGGCGGCCGGATCGGTTGCCGGATCGCTCGTCTGCGCGCTGCCGGTCTTGGTGACGCGGCGCGGGTCGCTGTCGAGCACCAGCCCCAGCGCGTCGAGCTTGGCGTTGGTCGCGGCGATCTCGGCCAGTACGGCGTCGGGGTTGCGGCCCTGCCGGGCGATCACCTCGGCCAGCGTCATGGTGCCGGACCGGATCGACAGCAGGTTCGCCATTGCGTCCTTCTGCGGATCGACCGCCTCGAACTTCGGCGGCGACCATTCCACCGGCACGGTCGGCGACGGGATCAGCCCCGCCGCCCACGCGGCCTCGGTGAACCAGCGCCAGACCGGCGCGCAGAACATCGGGATGAACAGCTGCCATTGCACGGCGTCGATCTGGCGGCGGAACTCCACCAGCCCCGCCCGGATCGAGGAATAGTTCACCTGGCTGAGATCGCCGGTCAGCAGCTCGTAGGGCACCCGGAACCCTGCCGAGATCGTGTGCAGGCTCGCCCGCTTGTATTCACCGTAGCCGCCGGTCGCCGAGGGCTGGTTGAAGCGGATGTCCTTGCCGCCGCGGGCATAGGCGATCAGCCCCGGCTCGAACTGCTCGACCCGGTTACCGTCGGCGTCGACCACGGATGGCGCGATGCCCTGCTGCGCCTCGTCGTCGCCGAACACGATGGCGGTGACGCAGGCCTCGGTCTTCTTGCGGACCAGCTCGGCCACCTCGTAATCGTCGAGATCGCGCAAGCTGCGGATCACCGGCGCGCCCCATGGAACGCCGCGCGCCTGCGTGCGCTGCTTCTCGTAGACATGGGCGATCTCGGTCGCCGGGACCGGGCGGCTCTGCAGGCCGTTCTGCAAGGCCCCGTAGGCGTCGCCCGGATGCTCGGCATGGAGCCAGTATGCCCGGCGTTTGCCGACCGGGTCGAACTCGATCCCCTGCACCAGCCGCCCCGCGCCGAGGGCGCCGGATTTCGTGGCGTCGAGGAAGTCGGCCTCCAGCACCTGCAATTGCAGCGGCACCGGCAGACCGTCCGAGGATCGCCGCAGGCGGCGGCGCACCAGCACCTCGCCCGCCTCGACCATCTCGCGGCAGATCAGCGTCTGCAGCCCGTAGAAGTCGAGCTGACCGTCGGCGTCGCACTCCGCCGTCCAGCGTTCGAACAGGGCGTCGACCTTGCGGTCCAGCCTGTCGTCGCCGCTCGCGGCGCGCGGCATGATCCCGGCGCCGATGATGTTGTTGACCAGCACCGCCACGGCCTTCGCCGCATGCGGATTGTTGCGCACAAGATCGCGCATCCGGTCGCGCAGCAGTGCCCCGGCGACGCCGATCTCGGTGTCGGCCGAGGATCCCGGCGCGCGCCAGCCCTCCGTCCGCCGCCCGCGTGCAGCGCCATCATAACCGCGCGTCAGAGTCTCGAACGCCTGACGCGCCATCACGCGGCGCGCGGCCATGCGCGGGGCCACCGTCGCGATGGCATGGTCGAACCAGGTCGCCGACATCACCGATCCCCGCGCGAGAAGCCCGCGAGCCCGGCGACCGGCAGCGGCCGCGCGATCCCCGCGATGGCGCGCTCGATGGTGCGGATGCGCGCCAGCAGATCCTCGGCCGAGCCGTAGTCCACCGACTTGCCGTCATAGCTGACCCGGGTCGTGCCGCTGGCATAGGCCCGGCGCAGCGCCGAGAGCTCGGTTTCCGTCCAGTCGGTCATGTCTAGAACCATCCTCCGCGCCGCCCGAGCCAGTCGGAGCGGCGCTTGCCCTGCGGGGCCTGTCCCTGTCGGTTGATCTGCCCGGCGGGATCGGTGTCGGTGGGAGCCGCCCCGAGCTGATCCTCGAGGTCGCGCCATTTCTCGTCGGGCCAGCGGTCCGCGCCCGCGATCCAGGCGGCGGCGCGGGCATAGACCCGGCAGTCCAGCGCCTCGTTGCGCTCGCGCAGCTTCTGCCATTCCAGCCGGGCGAAGCCGCGCTTCGTGCGCACCGTCACCAGCTGTTCAGCCACGAACTGCTTCAGCCATTCGTTCTCGACCCAATGCGGCAGATGCACTGAGCCGGGCGGGAACGCCGCCCCGTCGGCCATGTCCTCCGCGGTTGGCCGCGCCAGTCGCAGGAAGCGGTAGGTCTCGGCCTTGAAGGTCGACACCGCCACGGTCCAGAGCCGCGCGCCTCGCCGCAGGCGTTTGCCGCCCTCGGTCGCGTCGACGAAGGTCGGGCCCGAGACGGGGCTCGAGCGGTTGAACCCCTCGACGCCCTTCACCGGCGACACCTGCGCGAACCCCTGCGCCCGCGACCAGGAATAGACCGCCGGAGCCTCGTATCCGGTGTCGATGGCCAGCCGCGCGATCCGCAGATGCGCCCCGCGTTCATGCGGCCAGCTTCGATCCAGCAGCGCCGTCAGATCCGACCACGCGTCGTGACGGTCAGGCCCGCCCTCGATGACGACGTGATCGACGAGCCAGCTTTCCAGTCCGCGCCCCCAGGCCCAGACATCGACCTCGATCCGGTCCTTCTGCACGTCGGCCCCGGCGGTCAGGAACAACCCGCCCGCAGGCACCGTGCCGGATGTCCAGCGCTCCCGTCGGTCGTAGAGCCGCTGCCAGTCGGGGGCTTCCCCGGTCTCGACCCATGTCTCGCCAAGGATGGTGTTCCGAAACGCCTTGATCGCCTCGTCCGACCCCTGTGCCGCGTCCCATGCCCGCACGATCCGCTCCCAGCTCAGCCAGCCGATCGGCGAATAGAGCGCCGAGAGGTGATACCCGACCGTGGTCGGATCGGCGGCCGTGGCGGTCGCGCGCCATTCGCCCCCCTCCAGCATCGCCGTCTTGTGGTGTTCGGCTATCGGCTGCTCGCAGCCCTCGCAGTGATATTCCGCCGTCTCCGGGCGGCCCTTCTGCCAGCGCAGCCGGTCGAACTTCAGCCATTGCATCGCGCCGCAATGCGGGCACGGCACGAAGTACCGGCGCTGGTCGCTCGCCTCGAACTCGCGCTCGATGCGGCTCAGCCCGCGGATGGTGGGCGTCGACACCAGCAGCACCTTGCGCCGATGGGCGAAGGTCAACGACCGCGCCTCGGCCAGCGTCACCGGGTCGCCTTCCTCGTCGGCAGACGCCGGATACGCGTCGACCTCGTCGAGGAAGATGTAGCGCGCCGGAGTGGACCGCAGCCCGACCGCCGAGTTCGCCCCGGTCATGATCAGGATGCCGCCCGCGAATTCCTTCGACAGCATGGTGTTGCCCGCGTCGCGCGACCGGGCGGGCTTCACCCGCTCCCGCAGCTCGGGACTCTCGTCGATCAGCGGGTCGATCCGCTGGCGCGAGTTGCGCTTGGCCAGTTCCACCGTCGGCTGGACGGCGAGCATCGGGCCCGGCGCCTGGTGGATCGCGAAGCCGATCCAGTTGTTCCCGGCCTCGGTCGCGCCGACCTGCGCGGCCTTCATGAACACGATCCGCTGCGTGGGATCGCCGGGCGACAGCCGGTCCATGATCTCGCGCATGTAAGGCGTGCGCACCGTGCGATACCGCCCCGGTTCGGCCGAGGCGCGGCCGGACAGCATCCGGTGCCGGTCCGCCCATTCCGAAACGGTCAGGTCCGGGTCGGGTCTGAGCCCGCTGCCCCAGGCGCGCAGGATCTCGCCCGCGCCGTCGAAGTCCGTCAGCGCATCATCTTCACCGGAAGTCGGGCCGGACCTCGGCGAGTTCGTCGAGGTGGGCGCGTACATGTTTCTCCAGCACCTTCTGCATCGCGGCTGGCTCCACGGTGATCTGCTGGCCCGTCGCGTCGCTGCACGAGGCCGAGAGTTCGGCCGCCATCAGCGCCGCCGCGCGTGCAGGCCAGTTCACCCACGCGTCCCGTTCCTCCCGCGCCAGCCGGAACACCAGCGCCAGCGCGCGGGCCCGCTCGATCAACTCCCCCTTCAGCTTCTGGAGCCGGATGCGCCGCTCCTGCGCCTTCAGCACCTCGTTCGCCGTCTTGGCCTGCAGGAAGGTCGTGCCGCCGCCGACGGCTGGCACGGCCAGACCCTGTTCGCGCAGCGTGTCGCCGACAGCCGCCACTGCCGCCTCGGGCACCGGCTTCAGCTTCGGCGTGGGCGGCTTGTGAGTCTTCGACGGGTCCGTCGTCTCCGCGCGCCGGGCGTCGCTGGCCGCCGCGTTGATGCTGCCATCGGGATAGAGAACCAGCCGTTCGGCCGTCTTCGCTTTCTGGATCGCACCGCGCGACAGCCCGACATGCGCGGCGTACTGGCGCTCGCTCATGCCCTGCATCGACGGCTCCGATTATCATTCAGTTTCATGTGCTTATCGAGTTGATAAGCCTGCGCATCGGAGCGAACGTCACTGCAAGAAAGCGATGCAACTCAACCCAAGGAGCACCCGATGACCCGCCGCGCACAGGACAACACGAAAGCCCTCGACGCCTTCATCGCCGCCAAGACCGAGATCGACGCGATGCTGGAGCGGCTCGCCGCCCTCAGCGCGGACCATTTCGAGGCCCAACCCGACGAGATCAACTGGGGCCATGTCGGCACCCTGAACCACTACCGCGCCAAGCTGCGCGAGATCACCGACATGGCCTTCAGGGAAGGCGAACACGCCGAGTGAGACGACCCGCTCCCGGTACCGCCCGCCGACTGGCGGGCTCGACCTCGTAGAAGGGCCCGCATCCCGCGCGCCCCGATACGGGAGACGACGATGACCAAGCTTTCCGACACGCAAGCCCTGATCCTGAGCGCCGCCGCCCAGCGGCCCGAGCACATCGCCCTGCCGCTGCCCGAAAGCCTGCGCGGCGGCGCAGCCGCCAAAGTGGTCGGCGCGATGCTCGCCAAGGGCTTCGTGCAGGAGGTCGATGCCGACATGCGCAAGGGCGATCTCGTCTGGCGCGAGACCGGCGACGGCCACGGCGTCACGCTGATCGCCACCGACGCAGGCCTCGCCGCCATCGGCATCGAGCCTGAGGACGCGAACCCCGCGTCTGCGGGCGCGACGGACGCGCCGACCGAGAACCCCGCGCAGGACACCCCCGACGAACCGGAGACCGCGCCCAAGGCGCGCACACCGCGCGAGGGCACCAAGCAGGCCACCCTGATCGCCATGCTGCGCGCGCCGGACGGCGCGACCATCGAGGAGATCATGGCCGCGACGGGCTGGCAGTCGCACACGGTGCGCGGCGCGATGGCCGGGGCGCTGAAGAAGAAACTCGGTCTCGAGGTAACCTCGGAGAAGGTCGAGAGCCGGGGGCGGGTCTATCGGCTTCCGTCGGCTTGATCGCGCAGCCAAGAATTCATGCCGCCACCCAACAGGGCGGCGGCATGCATGTTCATTTAAGAAGCGAAATGACCCCAAGTACGATCCCAATTGCGCCAAGGCCTACCGACCAAACAGCGAGCCACGCCGGGATATAGATCCGGGGATCCGGCGTCCGAAGGTACCAGCGCATCTTGCCAAACCATCCGAGCGCTTGGAGATCGAAATTCAGGCGTTCGCCCTTTTCCACTCCGAGCGCCTGCCTCGCATCAAAGGCCATGTAGATCGCGCTGTCATCATCGTGGCCAAGAAGAACCGCATCGAATGACTTCGATCGATCAGCCACGTTCGTTATTCGAGCGACACCATATCGACCAATTCCGCTTCGATGTGATTGATGCACTCGAACAATCGAATTTCCCCATTCGCTTCGATCAAGCCCTTTGACTTCAAGTTGCGGCATGCTGCTGTCCCTACTGAACTTGGCACACCATACACGTCATGCGCTGCCGGCAAAAAGATCGTAACTGCTCGAAGCTACGTGTTCCGCCGCAGCCGCTCGAACAGCCGCCGCAGGACGTAGGACCGCGCTATGCTCACCACGGTGAACACCGCGCCCATCTTCAGGTTCTGCGCCAGCGTCGTGTGCAGCCCGAAGATCGGAAAGATCAGGATCTGCGTGACCACAGCAACGCCGTAGCCGACGATCACATTGGCGACGGATTCGACCAGCGACATGGCGCGCGATTGTTTCATCCCGCCACCTCATCCATCGGCCAGCAATTCAGCTGCCAGAGTTCGCAGCGCATGCGCCGCAACCAGCGGGACCACGCCGTTGCCACAGAGGCGAAGCCGGTCCACCCGGTGGGCCAGCCCATCAGTGCCTCGACGAACAGCGGGTTCAAGGTCCGGCGCGCATCGGAGGTATCGCGCCCAACCATCGGCGTCACCAGGACCTGGCGGCCAAGCAGGCCGTTCACCGGCGTGTTGGCGAGGCTCGTCGCGCCATCCTTGTGATCGCGCGCCGTCGGCGTCATCCACATCCCCGCCGCATGGGTCAGGTCCGCTGTCCGCCGGTTCCCCGCGCTCGGCTTGCACCCATCGTTCGCCATCGGCGTCGGCCAGTCCCGCGCCATGCGGTCCAGACCCTTCTCGTCGCGCCGTTCGCCGCCCCGGCTGCGGAAACTGTCCGTCTGCGGCGTCGGCCACATCGCGGCCGTCGTCGCCAGGTTCATCCCGTGCTGACCCGCTTCCTGCGAGGGCGAGGGCTTCGTCTGCCGGTTCTCGTTGGCGCTGGCCCTCGGCGTCGGCCAGAGGCGCAGCAGTTCCGTTCGGTTCCCGCCACTCGACCGGGTGCCAGAGCAGGCGCGCGGGGTCGGCCAGGTCGTCACCCTGGCGGACGGCGAGGATGAAGAGCCGCTCGCGCTTGTGGGGCGCGCCAACTTCCGCCGCCGTGAAGAGGCCTGCCGCAAGGCGGTAGCCCATGCCGACCAGTCCTGCGGCGACTTCGGGGAAGCCGAGGCGGAGATGATGGGCGACATTCTCGAGGAAGACGAAGGGCGGCTCGACCTCGCCGATGATGCGGGCGACATGCGGCCAGAGGTGGCGCGGGTCGTCCGAGCCCCGGCGCTTGCCCGCGACGGAGAACGGCTGGCACGGATAGCCCGCAGTGACGATGTCCACCGCGCCGCGCCATGGGCGGCCGTCGAAGGTGGCAACGTCGTCCCAGACAACAGCCTGATCCAGGGACGTGTCTTCCATCCGCGCCACGAGAGTAGCTGCGGCGTAGGTTTCCCGTTCGACATGGCCCACAGCACGATACCCGGGGATGGCGATGGCAAGCCCGAGGTCGATCCCGCCCGCACCGGAGCAGAGGGAGAGGCCGAAGAGGCATGCGTCTCCGGCCCCGGAGCCAAGTCCGGAGGGATGTAAAGCCAGGTCATGCATGTCACGCGGCGGTCTTGCGCTTTCGCGCGGGTTCGGGTGCGGCGTCCGTGTCCTGCGTATCGACCGGGGCTTCGCCGTCGTCGCCCAGCCGCTCGACTTTCACCTCGACGAAGGTTCGACCGTCGCTATCGAGGATCGCGTTCTTCCCGGTTTCTGCCTGCCAGCGCTCAACGGCGACATCGACATACGCTGGGCTGATCTCCATCGCGAAGACGCGGCGGCCATTGGCCTCGCCAGCCATGATCTGCGAGCCGGAGCCGGAGAACGGCTCGTAGCAGAGGCCGCCGCGGGCGACGTGCTGGCGCATCGGGATGCCGAAGGCGTCGAGCGGTTTCGGCGTCGGGTGGTCGGGCCGGTCGTCCTTGGCGAAGCTGGGCAGCGCCCACGTGGACGGCAGGGTCTCCTCGGCAACCTTCGGCGGACGGTTCGGACGGCGCCAGCCCATGAAGCAGGGCTCGTGCTTCCAGAGGTAATGCGAGCGGGTGAGGACCCCGCGGTCCTTCACCCAGATTATCTGCTGATGGACGAATGCCCCGGCCTTCTCCCAGCAGGCCTCGAGCATCGCCTGGCGGCGTGAGGCGTGCCAGCAGTACCAGGCGGCGTCCTCGGCGATGGCCTCGGCCACGGCCGCCGAGATGAAGCCGTCGTAGAGTTCGGCCCCCTGCGAACTGTCGTCCCAGGTCGTGCCGTAGGACGCCGACCAGTCCTTGTTCCGGGTCGGATGGTTCGAGCCGTCGTAATCGACGAGATACGGCGGATCGGTCGCGAACAGGATCGCGCGCTCGCCGTTCATCAGGCGGCGCACATCGGCCGCGCTGGTGCTGTCACCGCAGAGCAGACGGTGGTCGCCGAGGATCCACAGATCGCCCGTGCGCGAGGCCGGGTTGCGCGGCGGCTCGGGGATGGTCACCGGAGGCACGGAGCCCCCGGCGCCACCTTCTTCACCGTCCCCCTCCGGCACGTAGGCCAGCAGCTTGTCGAGTTCGCCGTCCGAGAAGCCGACCAGCGACAGATCGAAATCCTCGGCCAGCAGGTCCTGCAGCTCGGCCGACAGCAACGCCTCGTCCCAGGTGCCGAGCTCCGTCAGCTTGTTGTCCGCGATCCGGTAGGCCCGCCGCTGCGCCTCCGTCAGGTGGCCCAGCACGATCACCGGCGCCTCGGTCAGCCCGAGCTGCGTCGCGGCGAGGACCCGCCCATGGCCCGCGATCAGTTCGCCGTCCTCGGCGACGAGGCAGGGCACGGTCCAGCCGAACTCGGCCATGCTGGCGGCGATCTTCGCGACCTGGTCCGGCCCGTGCGCCTTCGCGTTCTTCGCGTAGGGCTGGAGCTTGGCCAGCGGCCAGGTCTCGATCGCGTCCGGGGCGAAGCTCAGCGTCATGGTGGGCAAGGTTCCTCGGTCGGGTGGATGCCGGTGGCTTCCGGACTCCGGATGCCGGGCTGGACTCCACGTGGGGTCCAGCGGCTACCAGCGGTGTCCGGTCGGAAGGTCAGCGTTCATTGGTGTTTGCGCGGGGCGCGCGTGGCCCTGGCTTCCGGGTGGCTTCCCAAAAATCCGGCCCTGTCGCTGGCGACGTCCCGCGCTTCGCCCGCCAGCATACGAATGTCGCCAGGAAGGAACCGGAAACTGCCGTGGGCTGGACCCCGGCCGGATCCTTGCTGGATACCGGGGTCCAGAAGGCCCCCGTCAACGCAAAGGGGAGAGCGGGCTTTCCAGCGCACTCTCCCCATCTTGCCTTCGGACTAGCATGATCATGTTGCAGATGTCGAAGGAAAAAGTGTTGCAACACATTGGAGTCACTGCGCATTCAGGCGCGCAGCGATCTTCGTCAGCGCCAGTTGCCAGCGACGCCACGCCGTCGTGCGGTCGCAGCCCAGCTCCCCGCTGATCTGCTTCCACGGCACACGGGCTGCGCGCGACCAGACCAGCTTGCGCTCCGCCTCCTCGATCCAGAGCACCCAGTCGAAGGTCTGCTCGAGCCGGGTGATCGCTGCGGCCGAGGGCCAGACCCGCATCGGCTGCGGCTCCATCGCCGCGATCTCGCGGCTGGTCCGCACGATGTCGGGCCAAGTGTTGAAGTAGCCCTGCGCCTTCACGGGCGGCAGCTTGCGCAGGGTGCGGAACGCCTCCTCGAAATGATCGGCGACGCAGTCGGCGGTCCATTCGCGATCAGCCATGGCGCGCCTCCCTGTCGGAAGGGCGCGGGCCGTAGAGCTTCTCGCCCAGCTGGCGGACCAGTTCACGCTCGGGCCAGGTGAGGCGGTCGTCATCGGCGGAGACCGCGAGGACGCCCTGTTCCCGCCAGCCCTCGCGCTTGACCTGCTCGGGATCCCGGCGTCGGCCGCCGTAGCCGTGTGGGTGCCACCTCATGCGACACCTCCCTTCGTCTCGATCGCCCAGAGCAGGAGCGCGATGGCGTCGGCCTCGTTGTCGTCGGCCGGGCTGAAGCCGCGGGCGCGGACGGCAGCGACCATCGCGGCCTTGTCGGCGTTGCCCTTGCCTGAGGCGTGGCGCTTGATCGTGCCGACCGGGACGCCCTCGTAGGGAACGCCGCGCAGTTCCGCCCATGCGGTCAGCGTGGCCATGAGCCCGCCATAGATGTGGCTCGCGTCGGTGCCCGCGTGGCGGCGGACTTCCTCGAACCAGATCGCCGCGACCGGACCGGACAGCCTGTCGATCTCGGTCAGCCAGTTGGTGAAGCGCAGGTAGCGCATGCCGCCGCCGTCATAGCGGCCGGGCCGGAAGCTGGCGGTGCCGCTGGTGATCAGGCCGTCGTAGCCGCGCAGCGCCCAGCCGGTGGTGGTGCCGAGGTCGAGGGCGAGGATGCAGCGGTTGCGGGGGGCGTCGAGCGGCAGCGATTCAAACCTTGCGCCGTCGCAATTCGGGATCAGAGTCGGCTGAGCCATGATGGGTCTCCTTTGCCGGTGGCCTGTGGTGGTGGAAGACGACGGCGGTCTGGTGCTTGGCGGTACGGGGCCGCCGTCGTCGGACGGGGAAGCACAACTGGCCGTCACGGCGGCGCGCGCGGCTGGCCCGGACGTATGGGAGGAGTGGCCAACCCTGTGGGGTGGCCCTCCCATACGTAGTATGGGGGTTTGACACCTAACTGTTCCGGGGAGGACAAGTGGCTGAAATCATTACGGAATAAGACTTCATGAAGTCTTCGGGCATGAGTCAGGGACCTAACTCTTATTTGCCCGTAACCCGTTGATTTCGTTGAGTGCACAGTTGGCGCTGTCATATGAGTCAGGCCTCACTCATATGAGTGAGGTCGTCCTCCAGCCCCTCCGGGTAGACCCAGACGGCGGGGTTTTCGACCTGCAGGCAGAGCCCGGACTGGGGGCATTTGAAGTGGCTGGGCAGGACCGGACGGGCGGTTGCGGTGACCTCGCCGGTGTCCGGATCGACCTCCTCGACAGGCGCGCCGAACTGCATGCCTTCCACGCAGAGGTAGCCGAACCGCGACCGGGTGACGGGGAAGCCGAACCCCGAGGGGTCGCGCAGGAACTTCACGAAACCCTTGGTCGCCAGCACGCTGAGCCGCTCGCGGATGGTGTGCTTGCTGCCCAGACCGCCCCGGTTCTCGAAGGTCTCGGCGAACTGCATGGCGGTGTAGAGGCGCTCGCTGGCCGCCTCATCCAGCAACATGCCGAGGATGACATCGTGCTTGCGCAGACGTTCGGCATCGAGTTTGGCGCCGACCTCCTTGCGCACCAGGCGCTCGTTCAGCGGGTTCAGCTCGACCCACTCGCCCTGCACCTTGTCGATCAGCTTGCCCGGCAGCGCGGGGCCGTTGCGCAGTTCGATTTCCAGCCTGCGGACGCTGCTGTCCTCGTCGGGCCGGTGCATGAGCAGCCCCGAGGTGTAGAAGCCGCGCAGCGCACTGGCGCCGGAGAGCGCGAGGAAGGGGTCGTCCTTGACCTGGTGCTTGCTGGCCTTGCGTGTGTGGTGGGCGAGGATGACGCCCGCGTCCGGATTGACGGCATCGCGGAGAAGCTCCACCCGGTCCTTCAGGAAGAACATCATGGCGGTGTTGTCGTTCTCGCCGCCGCCCTCAGGGCCGCCATCGAAGAGGTTGCGGATCGGGTCGATGACGATTATGTCGGGCGGCGCGTCGGGGAATGCGACTTGGATCGCCTCGGCCACGCGAGCGACGCCTTCCGCGTCGAGCAGCAGCTTCAGCTTCGGCGTGGCGATGAAGGTGTCGCGCGCGGCGGCGATCACGGCGGCAGGCAACGCGATCTGCTGCATGCGCTCGCGCAGATAGTGATACTGGATCTCGGCCTGCAGATAGAACACGCGCAGCGGCCGGGGCGGCGTGAAGCCGAGGAACGGCACGCCAGCGGCCATGTGCACGAGCCATGAGATCAGGAAGTCGCTCTTGCCGACCTTGGGCGCGCC